CCTATAAAGGTCCCTGCTGCCAGTCTAGTAAAACTGGTTAGATCCTGTTAAACCATAGGATCGGGGAGCGTTGTGTACGCTCGAGACAGATAATTCTTACTAATTATCAAAGGATTCATTTGGACCTTTCCCAACCTCACGCTTTAGTTTGCGTAATTCTTTAGCAATTAGGTTATTGGTGAAGATTTGTCGATCAACTTTGGGTTTGTTGACATCTTTAAAGATATCATCAATCTCATAGATCACTTGTAATTTTCCAAGAGCTCTTTTGAACTCAGACCACTTTGAAGGGTCTTTGTCTACACGAACTTCTAGAAAATCTTTGATCTCTTCATCTAACATATCTCTTGATCTTTGAATTGCATGAGCTAAAACAACAGCTTGGGTCTCACATTGGTAGCACCAGCTCTTTACTGTTCTCTCTCCATCTTCAACCGCGAAACTTAACCATCTGTTAAGATTCCCGACTGATGATAGTAGAGTCTTGATAATTGAGTCCTTGATGGCTAAGTATAAACTTGCTCTCACAACATTTTTAGAAACATTGTGACGATACCATGTGGAAGCCATCTCGAGTTTTGATAACTCCGACTGTGGGTTATCCCCTTCTGGGGAGCCTTCCGGGAGTTGTAAGACAAAACTATCAAGAGCTAACTGGCTATCGAAAGATAGGTCAGCTAGGAGTTGGATTTGTTCATCGCTAACGGTGTAGTCTCTTCTTTTCAAAGAAGTTAACAACTCCGGTAACGTTGCGGGTGAGTAAACCATTGCAATTAGCTCTTCTGGTGGTAATGGGTTAAGAGATTTTCCCGTACAGAAAATGCGTTTAGCAAATTCTGCACAAGTCAATTTTTCTATACCTGGAATAGGATTATAAGATAATTGGGTACTTGTATGAAACCCTTTTACTTTAGAAATACCTACGTCCTGTAATACGCCGACAACATTTTCGTATAAACTAAAAAGTTGTTGACCTAACATTGTTACATCATCACCAATTACGAGATAATTGATTTCGCAATTCTTACCCCAAGGAATGTCTAAATAAGTCATACACGTTCTTAACATGACGTGGTGCCACATTGCTAGCATAGGCCATGAGGAGCTTGCTCCCATGGGCTGTCCGCAGGTATATTTACATGTACCTCCCGACGGCTCATAGAATGTTCTATTACTAATAATGTTTGCCCATAGACATGCAAAACGAGGACCTGCGATTGCTGATACGATTTCACGCTGTCCCATGATAGGGATTGCATTAGTTGCTTCAGAAAGGTCTGCAGATTCAACTTCTGTTAATTCTGCTGTCCATTTTCTTACAATTTCTGCACCTCTATCCTGGTCCATTGTACAATCTTCCTTGTAGCTTTCTAATCGGCTATATAACCAATTATGAAAACCACGAAGAACACTGTGTGTGAAGTAATCAACAACTGCAAAAGGTCTCAATCTGCCCCAAGATTCTTCTTT